CTCATATATGATATGAGCTCAGCGTGATATTTGTTCAAGACCGTTGAACACGGTACAACTTTAAGTAAGTGTATGGTGATTGTTTGACGTTCTTGACGTCATTCATTTCACTATGCACCCTTAAGGCTGTATTGTTGTTTACAAGTTTGAAAATATCAGCATCCTCCTCCTAGGATGTTTTCGAAAGGAAAAAGCCCTTTAAAAAAGTTTGACATTTGCATTTTGCAAAGAATTGTGAGTGTTTACAGATAAAATCAGTTTTAAAAGAAGACTTTCTGATTTGTCCCTGTCTGTATTACACGAAAATAACCTACCTTTGGAAGTGGTTCTTCCGAGTTAATCAAATTGACTAATTTAGATTGACACCAATTGCTTTTTATTATTAATTTGGATGGTAGCTCTCTGGGAGAGAGTTACCGTGTTGTATTTAAGGTCATCGCTGTGAAACCTTTTAATTGATGCCTGGACTAGACGGATTAGGCCCCGTCGTTATCCTTATGACTCTAGGATTAAACCCGCGTCAAAATATTAACTAAAGATGAAAGTAGAAAGACTTTTTTCTCCTCTATCGGATTACTAAACCCTGGGAAACAGACCCCTGTAAACGAGTGAAGCCACAAGATGGTGGAACTATGAGGTCATAAGTCCCGAATATGAGATTAAAGATGTGTGAAGATTTTTATGAAGAAGATTAGATAAACGATAGGTAAGTCAGCTCCAACAGGAGTGTTGTCTCACCCCCCCCCCTACAAACATGAGTAAGTTTTTTAATGAAAATACGAATGACAGCAAGGTAGGAGAAGCAGGTATGCCTATGGCCTGTGCCAAAGAGAATCAAAGGGAACAAAAGAAACAAGAAGATTGGGAATATTCGCGTATGGGAACTATTGCGCGTATGATGGAAGAAGAGATTGAGAGTGTGGAACTTAAAATTTACCAATTGTCCAAGAAATTGAACATTGGTGTTTCAGCTTTAAAGTCTGTCTTGCCTAAAGATATTCCAAGCCAAGTTGTGGGTCAACTTGGTCAAATTTGGGAGATGGCTTCGAGCTATCCGGGACTTGGAAATAAATTAGAGGCGTTTGTCATTTGTGTGATTTGTTGTAATCACATGGACCGGAAACATTGGTACGCCCCCGTGTTGGGGTTTGTCCAAAAATTTCTTGATGATGATCAAACTCTTGTTTCCGTAGCTTTGCGAGAATGTAAGAAAATTTGTGGAGCTTCATTAGAAGAAGTGGTGGAGCAGCAATTAGATTTTAGTGATTTCGTCGGAGTTTTCACCAGTGATGAAGAGAGTGATAGCGCTGATGACGGAAAAGCTAGTCGATATGGTATAAAAGAATTGAAGAAAGACTTGAATGCCGTTCGACGATCAAAAGTCGTTGCGAAATTTCAGAAATGGATTGCAGTACTTGTAGCTATGGGAATAGCCAAGTTGAAAGGTTTTCCTTTTAAAATGGGGAATGTGAGGTTGATTCACCAAACCATAGAAAAGAAAGATGCCAATATGGCTACGTTGGTTGAAAGTACATTTGAGATGTTGAAATCAGCGATCGCCGTTGGTAGTGGTTTGTGGAAAGGTGAAGGAATGACGGTTTTTAAATCAGATAATGAATTAGCGCAATTTGATGAGGATTTTGCGGTGCTTCATGGGAAATTTAAGCTTTTTGAAGCAGGAAAGCTTGAAGATCTCGGAATGACAATGAGTGAGTATTTGCGTTCTGCTGATTTGATTTATGAAAAGGCGTGTGAGTTGCGACGCACTGCCACTGGTTCCGTCGGTGCATATTTAGCAGCCAAAATGTTGGAGTCTGCAAAAATGCGCACTAAAATAGCTGGTGGAATGAGACGCTCTTTGCGATTGAAACCGTTTTGTTTACTCCTTTATGGGAAACCAGGAAGTGGAAAGACTGTTTTGAGTCCAGAGATATTGAAGTATATTTTGAAGGTGAATGATTACCCCTCTACTGACGATTTTATCGTTAGTATGAGTGATCAGGATAAATTTTTCTCTGAGATTTTGGAACATCATACAGGAGTGACATTGGATGATCTTGCGCAAGCTCGAGTGGAGCAGTCTGAGGCAAATCCGTGTTTGCTGTTTTTAAAATTAGCAAATAATGAAGATACGGTAGCACCAAAGGCTGAGGCTCATATGAAAGGCCAAGTCCATATTCAACCAAAAGCGATTGTTGGTACAACGAATGTGGCAGATTTGCAAGCTTCAGAGTATTCTGTAGATCCAGAAGCAATTCATCGGAGATGGGACATGAAAGTGGAAATTTTGCCCCGTGAAGAGTTTTGTACTGATGGAAAGTTAGATATTCAGAAGATTGAAGAGGCTGGTCCTATTCGGAGTTTTGCTGAAGTGTGTACTGCAAGTGTGTTTGAGTTGAAACCTGTGAATAAAACAACAAAGACTGTTTTCCAACGAGAGTATGTGAAAGTGGATGGTAAGGAATTAGTGAAATTATCCATTGCAGATTTGTTGTTATTGGTGAAAGATAGATCTCAAAAACATTTTGCAAGTCAACAGCGATTGGTGGAAGTGCGTTTGAAAAATAATGTGCTTTCATTGGATCCGGAAACAGGATTGCCTATGAGTGTTGTTGAAGAACGAGAGCGTAGGAGTAAGGAAAAACTCCAAGAGATGCGTCAGCGAGAAGCTGAGAATTTAGAGGTTTTTACCCGAAGTTTTCAGAGGGGAGTTCGCGTACGTAGAGGACAAACATTGGAGACTGTAGAGGAAAAAATTCGAGAAAGAGTATTGGAAGAGACTTTGGAAGAAGAGGATGATATGGAGGAACAATTATCCTGGGACGGTCTCCCAACTTTACCTCGTATTACAGTCCAACAATCTGTAGAACATGTATTGCGTTTCGAAAACATGTTCTTTTCCTCGTGGTTTACTTGGTATGATACCTTGTACTCTACGAGATATGGATTGCGTTTGTTCGATATGTTGTCGCTCATTTCTATAGTGAGACAGTTTTCGTATTTGTTAGGAATTGATTTCATTGCATTAATGGTGATGTGGCGATATGCCACCATGGGTGTAGTGATTATTTTTTTGACATGGAATTGTCTTGCGTTTGTTACCATGGTGAGTGCTTATCGTATGTGGTATTTTACAACGTACGCGCACAATCCTATTACAAGTAGATTGGTGGCGATACAACGACGAACAAAAAGGATGATGATTGATTATCAATATCCATTATTGATGCTTGCTGGTACAATTTGTACAGGTTGGGCAGCATGGTGGATGGTGCAAAAACGAAAGAAGCACCCATGTGTCCAATTGGGACAGAAGATGACTCCCATGAGAGATGATTATACGCGAGAAAATAGGTATGACACTCCAGACATTTCGTCTGTGATTGTTAGTCCGCGTTTGCGATCTTCTACTCATGAAGAGTTGTTGAATAAAATCCAGAGGAATATTTCAGAAGTGACTTTTTATAAAAGGAATACACAACAGTTTACAGGTTTGCATGGCCGGATGCTGGCATTAGGAGGAAATGTCTGGCTCGTGCCTAATCATTTTATTAGACCGGATTTGAGACATGATGTTGTGATTAAGTCACCTCGACAATCCCCATTTAGAGTAGTGTGGGATGGAGAGTATGCTGTACGGATTGAGAACACAGATATGGCTGTTTTGTGGTTGCCAAGTGGAGGCCCACGCACAGATTTGACGTACGCTTTTGCAGATTGCGTGCCCGTTCGAGATTTGGAGGTGTATGTTTCTCAGGTGAAAGAAGGTGTTGTTACCACGTCGGAACCATTGAAAGCAACTCCAGCAATAATTACTCCAAAGAAGTGTGATGTCACATATGAGAGTTACAAATATTCGATTGCGAATGGTAGCGGAATGTGTGGTAGTGTGGTTACAGGTCGTGGCCCTTCACCTTTTATTGTGGGTTTGCATTTAGCTGGAAATCAAGAAAATGGTTTTGGATATTGTGGAAAATTAACCCAGGGGAAACTTCAGGATGCTTTACAAAAGCTTGACAAAATTCCTGGAGTATGCCGTGCAGTTGCAAGTTCACCTTTGTGTACAATGCAGATGGGCAAGGAGTTTGGCCCATTACGTGAGGCGCACCAAAAAGCATGTGTTCGTCAGTTGGACGATGATGCGAAGTTTAAGTTCTTTGGAGATCATTCCTTGGGTAGATCACATTATAGTAGTGTTGTGATCACCTCGGTGATTTCTGATAAAGTGAGTAAGATCATGAATTTGGATAAGGTTCATGGTCCACCACAAGATATGAAGAATAAAAAACATTGGATGCGCAATATGGAGATGCGTACAGACACGGTTTGGGGATTTCGAAATGATGTTTTGAAACGAGCGTATGTTGATTATCAAAACCAAATAGTGAGAGCTGTGCAGCCTTTGTTGGCAAAGCAGGTTTTTAAAATTGGTGATGATGAAAATGCATGTGGTGTTGACGGTGTGGTAGGTATAAACGCCGTTAATTTCAAAACTTCTATGGGATTCCCTTTGTCAAAGAAAAAAGAATTGTATGTCCAAGATTCTCAGCGTGAGAGAGATGACATATCAGCATTGCGAGATGTTGATCAAGAAGTGTGGGATTTGGTTGAAGAAATGGAGAGTGAATTGTTAGCAGGAAAGCGCTGCAACACTATTTTCCGAGGATCCCTTAAGGACGAACCTACAAAAATAGGAAAGGACAAGGTGCGTGTTTTTCAAGCATGTAGTTTTGCTTTTTCTTTGTTGGTGCGTCGTTATTTTTTGATGTTGTCAAAATTGGTGCAAGAGAATACTGAAAGTTTTGAGTGTGCAGTAGGGTTGAATTGTGAAAGCCCTGAATGGACGCAGCTCATGGATTATGTTCTTAAATATGGGAAAGAGAGAGTCATAGCTGGAGATTATAAAGCTTTTGATTCAAAAATGTCACCCCAAGTGATGTTGATGTCATTTAAGGTTTTGATTAACCTTGCTCAGATGTCGGGAAATTATGATGAAGATGATTTGCAAGTGATGCGAGGCATTGCTACGGAGATTTGTTACCCGATTTGTGAGTATGATGGTTCATTGATTGAATTTTGGGGGTCTAATCCTTCTGGTCATCCATTGACAGTGATTATAAATGGTATGACTAATAGTATTTACATGCGTTATGCGTATTTTGTGATATATCCGAAGACCAAGGATCCTTTTGCCAAGGTAATGGCATTGATTACATATGGAGATGATAATTATGGATCAGTGAATAGGCGTTATGCTCAATTTACCCACACACGAATTGCGGAGGAGTTCGCAAAGGTGGGTATTGAGTACACCATGGCAGATAAGGAAGCACAATCACAAGCGTATGTTCATGCTGAACAAACCGGGTTCCTTAAACGGAAACCAATTTGGGATGATGACCTGGGTGAGTATCGAGCCCCAGTAGATGAAAACTCGATACAAAAAATGTTACATTGTCATATGAAGAGTAAAGTTTTGACTGAAAATGAATCGGCTATGGAAGCTATTGAGAATGCAGCGAGAGCTTATTTCCAATATCCTCGTGAGGAACATGAGAGGCGAAGAGTTCAGTTGGAGCAAGTGATTGATGAATGTAATTTGCGTCATTTGCGTCGGGAGCCATTACCGACATATGATGAACGTTTGCAAGAATACTTGCATAAATACCGCCTTGGGCAGGCTTAAAATGCATCCCTCTGTCCGTGTCTGCAATGGACATTAAGTTGAATAGTAGTGTGAGCAATTATATACTCAGTGATGAAAGTTTTCTCTTTGGCTTGCTATGAGAGAATGCTGTGAGTTGTTTGCAAGGAGTCCCCCCCGTGGGACACTCTATTTAGAGGTGTGCGGAACCGGCAAAGAAAGTATGGATATATCCACTCTCAATAGCAATAGAGAGGAGGATGAATAAATAAAATTTGCTACTTTGTGTTTTAATATTTTAGATTTAATTAATTTTTGTAATAATAGTAAAAAAGAAAAAGAAAAAGAAAAAGAAAGTGAAAATATGTATATTTATGAGAGACCTGCTTACGATCCAGTCGTAATGCAGATGGATATGGAACAAGGACAACAAGAAACTCAAGAGAGTAATGAAAAACAAGTCACAACAAATTTTGGTGATGAGGAAGCAAATGATACAATCCATTTAGAAGTTGATTCTTTTGATGAAACTTACTTGACAGGTGAAGTTGTAGATTCCGATATTAAGAAATATTTCGGACGCCCTGTTAAGATAGATGAATTTGACTGGTTAGTTGCCAGTAATGGAGGTCATATGACTTATTTATGTGATGTGTGGAAAAAGTTTTTGGAAAAAGTTCCATTGAATGAGAAGTTGAACCACTTTGCACTGCTCCGTGCAAATTTGGTTGTTGATGTAATGCTTAATGGTAGTCCTTTTAGATATGGACGTATGATGGCGTGTTATAATCCATGGAATGGTGAGGATGATGTGACAAGGTATGATGGAGTATATGATATAAATAAAGCAGTCCACTTGTCGCAGAAACCTAGAGTGTTTCTCAACCCAACTACCGGTGCTGGAGGTACTATTGTGTGCCCCTTTTTTCATCCAAATAATTATATGTCTGTTGTGGATTTAACGACTGAGGCTCCAAGTATGGGTGAATTAATTTTCACATCATTAGCCCCTTTAAAAGACTCAGAATCAACAGCGTCTGAAGTGCCTATTACCATATGGGCATGGTTAGATGATGTATCGTTATCCACACCTACATCTCAGCAAAATGGTTATATTACGCAACCTGAGATGCAGATGTCGATGGATGGTGAAGGAAAAACTGGAAAAAAGAAAAAGAAGGAGAAAAAGAAAAACCATTCGAACGTGAAATTTGCTGAACCACCAATGAAAAAAGCAAATGATGAATGGTCTCAAAACAATGGTGTGTTATCTAAGCCCGCATCGTGGGTGGCTAAGGTAGCAGGCAAGTTAGAAGATGTACCCGTCATAGGAAAGTATGCGAAAGCTACGAGTATGGCGTCGGGTGCGATTTCAAATATAGCTGCATTGTTTGGGTATTCTCGTATTAATAATTTAGATAAAATCCAACGAGTGCTTCAATTGACACAAGGAGAACAAGCTGTGACAGATGCTTCAGTTCCAACGCAAAAATTATCTTTAGATTCTAAACAGGAGGTGACGATAGACCCGCGAACTGTGGGTCTTGATCCAGATGATCAGATGGGCATTGTGGACTTCGCTTCGCGAGAGTCATATGTTACATCATGTGAATGGGCGTCAACTGCTGTAAGGGATACGTGTATTTTTTCATTGGATGTTGGTCCACAATTTGCAGTGGATGAAACGAATGATCTCGTTTATCATACGCCTTTGAGTTATATTGCACAGATGTTTAAGTATTGGAGAGGAACAATGAAGTTTCGATTTCAGATTTGTGGGAATGCATTTCATCGAGGTCGAATTGCCTTGGTGTATGATCCCGTGATGTTTGGAGCAGGTGTTCAATACCAAAATCAATTTGTCAGAATCATAGATATTGCTGAGAATCCTGATGTTGAGATAGAAATAGGATGGGGGCAACCCGAACCGTTTCTTAACACAGTGAATTTTGCTGGTGAGACAATTCCAGTGGAGCCTTTCCGTGCAGGAGTAGGTTCCCGAGATGTGTCTTCGACGTGGAATGGGAAACTTGGTATTTATGTGATTAACCCTTTGCAGGGTCAAGTGACAGGAGGAGATCAAGTAACTATTAATATTTTTTCTAGTTGCTGTGATGATTTGTTATTGAATGTTCCTAAACCCATTGGAGGTGGAAAGTCCTATATTGATGGAAGGACAACCACAAGAAGGAATGGATTTTTTAGAGGATATTATTATGAATACGTTAATAATGATTACACTCGTTCTTTGCCAGGTGAGGCGGAGGATAAAGTGGCGTTGCTGTACACCGATCCAGACGATGACAGCACGCAGGTTACACGAGCACAGTTAGCAGCTTTGACTCGTGGGAACCTTGATTGGTGGTGGGCAGGGACAGATGGAGATCTGAATGATTATTTCTTCCCTTGTATGGGACGAGATGAGCATAACAATGCTTGGGGTCAATTTTCATTTAAAAATGTGACAGGACAAGTGGTCAATACTACCATTTTGACCTTAGATTTGACAGATGATGATTGGAAACCAACTGCAGGTGAAGCTGTGCAATATGATTTTTGGACAGTTGACCAGGAAGATGAGAATCTTTCTTTGACTACTGCAGCTGCAACCCCTTTTCAGTGGGAAGATAGTTGGGATATTACATGGCCTACAAATATGGGTTCTGATAGTAATTTGATAAAAGGAAATATTACTTTGGATGTGAGTAATGTGTTGTACATGCATCCGGAGAAATTTGTATGGTACAATTCACCGGATCAGTTGTCACATCCTAAAGGGGTGTGTAATCCAAAGGATGTCATTTATTATGATGAACTGGTAGTCACAACAAATACCCCACAAATGTTCTTCCCATATGAGAGTGAACCTGATAGCATTGAAATGCAGATGGATATGGGTGCAATTTCTGAGGCTCGTGCTCAGGATTGTTCAATAGGTGCTAAGCAATTGGAGCCTATTAATCCTAGTTCAAATCATTTTGAATTGAATTCTGTATTTTTTGGAGAACAAATGGCGTCCCTGCGCCAGTTGTTTGCACGTTATTGTCGTTATAGTTCTGACTGGCTTTCAACAACTTATGGAAATCAAGTGATTGCTGAATATAATGTTGGAACTCTTAACCCTCATTTTCCTATGAATCCTGGGTTGAATTCTAATGGAAATTCTATTTCTTCAAATATGCATGTTGTTCAGAAAGCAGCCATGACACCATTGAATTGGTTGACACCCTGTTATGCAGGGTATCGTGGTGCAATACGTCATAAGTATGTGACAACTGCAAATGGCACTAATATGCATGGTTTTGTAGTGGATGTGTGCCGGGGAGATGTGTCCTTTGGAGATTTGAAAGTTAATGAGGTAACGAGTTACTTGCCTTCAAGGAATTGGCAGGGAGTGCCAAATTTGTCGGCTTGTTCGGACACCTGGCAGGGTGCCCAATTTAACGTGAGTAGCATCGGAAATGTCACCGATGTTGAACTGCCCTGGTATGAAAACGTGAGGTTTAAATCAGCACGTACTTTAGATCAACAGGAAGATCTACATACCATGTATTTTGATGCGACTTCGAGTCCAGCACGATCTAAGATAGATCATTGGGTGAGTGCTGGGGTCGATTTTTCGCTATTTTTCTTTACGGGGGTCCCCGCTGTGCACTGGAGCACAATGGATGACCTGTAAAAGAGTCCTGTAGGAGTCCACCTGGTAGCCGGGTGGAGAGGCGTTCGCGTCTTGGTCACTGACAAATATTTTTGTTAGTCTAGAGAGTTTTGGAAACTTGATCAAGGCGCAATGCGTTTTGATCATGACACAATTTTGTATCTAGGCTACAAATTTCAGGAGTCAGAGGCCCGACTTTTTTACGAAAATTTTCTGTAATAGTTTTTTCGTATAAGGTGTAAGGTACGGTTTTTTCTAGTTGAGAAAGCCAACCGTGAG